CCAGACCGCTTTCCGCGCTTGGTTACTTCCAGCTTGTAGGTGTACGTTCCTTGCTCATCCTGGCCACATGGCGACAGCATTAAAACGGCTCTTGCCCAATTCGTCAGCTCGCTTGATCCAAATCCGCTATATGCCTTGTCGTGACCTTGGTAACCGCTGCCGTCGCGTGTCGGCTTTGGCGTATGGTGCATCAACATCCACGCCCATCCTCCTGATAACGCAAGCGGGTTAAGCAAATTACGCAAAAAGCCACCGGCCGTCTCTTGGCTAGATAAATCGCCACCGATAAACGCCAGCAACGGATCCACCCAGGCTAAATCAGGCTTATGTTTATCACCTAGGCGCCTCATCCGATCGACAAACCGCTCACCCGTGGACGTACAATCACGCACGATCACAATGTTTTGCTTCACCTGTTCCAGCTCTTCTGCGGTCAGATCAAGCGCCCTTAAAATGCCCTGCAATGCCTCTGCCACATCGCCTTCATCGTTCTCCGCTTGGACGATCAGCGACTTTAACGGCTTGCCGTGCGGGCTAATGCCAAACAGATCACGCCCGGCCGCCCATGTGATCGCTGCCTGTAAGCACAGCACGCTTTTGCCAAGGCCACTGCTGCCAACCCACAACGCTGAACCGCCACGGCATATCCAACGCTTGCCTAGCAGTTGCGTTATGTCGGCATCCTCCTTAAAATTTACCAACTGCTCCCAGCTGTACGGCTCAGGAATATCACCGTAGATCGTACGCTCCTGCCACTCCATGTAAGTCAGCGTCGGTGCGCCACATTCGACTAACTCCTGCTGCTGGCCGGTAGCGGTACGCATGGCCCCTGGCAACCGGGACAACCGGCCGGCGTCCTTGTTGGCAGAGTCAGGCTTCGAGTGCTCGAGGTGCTTGTAAATAAAATCCACACGCTCAGCAAACTCCTTGGCATTGGCAGCCCTAATCTCCACCCATGCGTGCAGACTGCGTGCCCCGCTCTTAATGATCGATGACGTAGGCAAACCGCTGCGCTTAATAATCGCCCACTGCTCCTGCAAAGTGCTTTCATCAAACTCGATCAGGCAATGGCGAAACTTAGTAATTGATTCAGCTTTGCGGTTCTTGCCGTTGTTGGCGTTAATCGACACATAGACTCCAACTGCATCGCCCTGCCACTCCTTCAACCCGTCGGCCTTAAACAGCTCTAGCCATTCCTCACGGCTTCGCGTCTCGCCAGCGCCGTCCGGCCGCTCGCGGTCGCCATCCTTAATCGATCTTGTGATATTTATAAAATCGCCCACGTCGAAACAGGTAGTCAGAAACTTATCAACCGGCCCGCTCTCTACGCTGATCGGCATGGGCGGGACTGGCAAATCCTCACGAACGATCGCTCCGTTCTGATAGCCGTACTTGGCTTTCGGCCGCCACGCCTCCCTAGCTGGTTTGCTGTATGCGGATTTTACAGCTGCTACGCATTCGTTCTGCGTTAGCCCATTCTTAAATCCCCAGATCTCTGCCTCTGACTCCGCATCAAACTGCGACAACCCTTGATCACGGAACTGCAACACCATGCGGAACAGTTGTGTGTTGCGCTCACCTTCCGGCGCCCCGTTGTGGTAAACGGCCTCGGTAGCTGGTGGCAGTACGATCATTTTTTGACAAGCCCTTCCAACGCTTTTTTAATCACATACTCAATCACTGCCTCTTCATCTTTCTTTAACTGCTTCAGCCCAAATGCGTGCAAAGCCTTTGCCGTTTTTGCGTCATAGGTTACGTCGACTAAAACCTGCTTAGGTGCGGGCCGTGCTTTGCCAAAAGTAATTTTGCCTAGATCTTTCATTTGCGCTTTCTCCTTTTGCGGGGTTTGACTTCTTTCCAAACGTTAAAATCCTTGTCGCACTCGACCGACCAGAGCATCAGTTTCTGATAAAGTGATCCGGCCAAGCCCCAGCGGCACAAAGTCCTGCTAACCAGATCTCCTAACCAGAATAGAAGCCACGACAACGCCCTCATTTTTTCTTCTCCAAATCCCGCTTTTGGTACACCTTCGCCCGCTTCAGCATCTCCTTGGCAATGTGCAGCGCCAAATCGATGCGGCAGCGGGTTACGACTACCCGGCCGTCGATCAGGCTTTTCTTTGCCCGCTCAAGGATTTCGATTTGCCAGGTGAGGCGTTTTACGGACATTACGGAATTACTCCAAAGAGAATCAGCTCAACTGGGCAAAAGTAAAATTCTTGCGACACAGAATCGTATCTGCCGTCTTTTCGTACATCAGAAGTCCATTCCGGAAATGTGTTGTTAGACACAAACGCAAAATGGGTGGCTTTATTGTTCAGAAGAAAATAGCCGTATGGCTTGGGATTAGCCATATCCCACGAGTGTTTTGCACATACAATAAATTTGTCCCCATATGGCCAATCAGACTTATTTGTGAAGTCACAGCCAAGCATTTTGACTTCGATGCGTTGCTTAATATAAAGGTCTCCATTGTCTGCATGCTTTCGCCAATCTGCTCTTTTTGCAGCTTGTGATGTCGGAGGTATCGTTACTTCGTGTCCTCTTTGAATGAGGTATTTTGCAATAATGTGCCTAGCCGCATCACTATTTGACAAATGAGTCAGAAACTTTTGATGATTTAAATCAACGCTCACCACTGCCCCATTCCCCAGCGCATGCGATTGGCACGGGCCTCTCGCACACAGTCGGCGTACTGCTCTGGCGTATAGGTGCCGATGACGCGGGCGGAGAAAAAGGCAAGAAGCTGCTTAAATGTCACTGCTTTGTTCTCCGTCGGAATCATTTTCCTGAGTTTCAGCTTCGGTTTCTTCAGCTGAATCATTGTCCTGCACCTCAGCTTGGGTTTCTTCGGCGGCTACCTCTTGTTCAAATTCTTCCCTGCCGCAATTACATACATCTGACGCGTCGTGAATTACGCAATCTATATGATGATTAGGATAAAGTCGTAGCTTTTCAGATTGAATAGCAATTTCTGCTAACATGTAGCTTGCGTAATGCGGATTTCGTGTATTTGCATTCATTTCATTTTCTCCTTTTTTCTTGTTTGTTTAAGTATTTTTCCCATTCAACTTTTGCGTTTGCAGCCTCTTCATCTGTGGCGAACGGCCCCCAGCCACACTTGGGCCAACCTTCAGACATGTAGAATCGCTCGCCCATTGGATAACCTGCATCGGTAAAAAGCCGGCGGCCTATAATCTTTAACTTCACAGGACCGCCTTCGGCAGCGGCCCTGCCAGTTTGTATTGATACCTGCTGGCGTCGTATTCCAGCGGATAGCCGAAGAAGTCACGCAGCAGATCGATGTCCCGCTGGATGGTCTTGTAGCTACATTCGAGCTTCACGCCCAACCTGGCACAGCTCGGCAAAGTCAGATCACGGCGCAACATACCAGCGATCACACCCAGGCGGCGGAACGTAGGGCGTGTGTCGCCGAGGCCGGCAGCTCGATTGCGTTTAGATGCAAACGTGGCGGCTTTCGTACTCACTTCACCACCTCCACCATCGCCACCTTCGGCAATCCCATCGCGTTGAACTGCTTTTCACTGGCTGCAAACACGTCGATCACAGGCAACTTCCCACCGCTAGCCTTTTTGCTTTTTACTGCCGTGCCGGTATCTACGGCCACCCACTCGCGCTTTCCGCCCATCACGCGAATCTTGCTCCACAACGGAATGATGTCTGGATCGACGGCGCAGTGACGGCCAGCACGCAGCTTCGTACCAGTGCTGGATTGATAACGGCTTGACCACTCATCCTCACCTGGCCAGTAGCCAGTAATGCGCACCTTAATCTTTTTAGGCTGCGGCCGCAGATCGATCATTACGTTAGCGCCTTGGTTATTAGCTAGGCCCAGCAACGCCGCTATGCAGGCGGCAACTCTCATAACCCACCCCTTATCCGATCGATCAGATCATTTTCACGTGCCTCGCTAGCCGCCAACGCTGCCTTCGCCTCCGCCAACTGCCGGGCAAGCGATCGCACTCGGTTTAGCAACTGCTCGTGGGTGGTTTCCTCTGGCAGCACCTCAATCATTTTGCACCTCCCGCGGGTCGTACTTCTTCAGCCAGCGCCACACCTTGCAGATAGACGTAAACGCATCAAACGCCTGGGCAACTTGCTCGGCGGTGTAGCGGATCTCCTGCAGCTGGCCGGTGACTGGATCAATCAGAATGTTTCGGCAAGCCATCCCCTCGTCCGTGAAAGCGTACGCATAGGCACTGAGCTGAAGCAGATCGGTTTCGTAGCCTGATGCTTTTGAGACGCCTTTTGCATCTGTTTTAAATTTTCTAGTTTTAAAATCTATTACTTCCATCTCGCCGTGAATCTGGGCGATCAAATCC